CGAAGGGCGCTGCTACGGTACCGCGCGGCTCAGGCCGGTGTCGCAGAACAGGCAACACCACTTATCTTGCAACTGGAGCGCCAGCGGGCCGCCATGGCCGCCACCGAGGCAGCTGCGCAACGCGCGGCCGCTGCGCAGCGTGCTGCCACGGCGGAACGCCAGCAGACCGCCGCAACACAGTCCAGCTTCCTGGCAGGCCTGCAGGACCAGATAGCCCTGCAGGGCAAGTCAACGACCGAGGTGATGCGATACCGCGCTGCCCAGCTCGGTATCTCTGGTGCAGCTGAAAAGTACATCAGCGCAATCGAAGCGAGCAACAAGGCCCAAGGCCGTGGTGCCATCTCGGCGGCCCAGTACAACGCCGCCATGCGCATGCTGCCCGCGCAGATGACCGACATTACGGTCGGCCTGACCACCGGGCAAAGCCCGTTCATGGTCCTGATGCAGCAGGGTGGCCAGCTCAAGGACATGTTCGGCGGCATCGTTCCTGCAGCGAAAGCTGTGGGTGGTGCGGTCGCCGGGCTGGTCAATCCATACACCCTGGCAGCTGGTGCTGGCGTCGTCCTGGCAGCAGCATGGCTGTCGGGCCGGCGCGAGTCGGAGGGGTATGCCAAGGCGATCACCATGTCGGGCAACGCGGCCGGCACCAGCGTGGGCCAGCTCACGCTGGTGGCACGCGCCGCTGGCCAGGTCACAGGCGCTTATGGCATGGCTTCTACAGCTGCCACCGAGTTGGCAACTTCGGGCAGGGTTTCCAGTGCCGTCCTGGCCCAGTCGGCCACTGCTGCAGTGGGTCTCGCTCAGGTCACCGGCGCCAAGGTATCGGAGACGGTGCGCATCTTCGAGGAACTGGGCAAGTCCCCTGTCGACGCCAGCCGCAAGCTGAACGAGGAATACAACTACCTCACGGCATCCGTCTATGCCCAGATCAAAGCGCTGGACGAACAGGGACGCAAAGAAGAGGCCGCCGCGCTTGCCCAACGCACCTTTGCGCAAGCAGTGAACCAGCGGGTGGCAGAAGTCAAAAGCCAGCTGAATGGGCTGGGGCAGACCTGGGACTGGGTGGGCAGGCAGGCCTCCAAGGCCTGGGACTTCATGAAGAACATCGGCCGCGTGACGCCCCTGGCCGACCAGCTTGCCGAGGCCCAGGCCGAGTACACGGCACTGGTAAAGGCCGCCAACAACTCCTCGAAAATTGCCGGCTTCTTTGGCCTCAACGTCGATACGACGAGGGAGGCTCGGCAGGAGGCACTCTCGAAGATCGCGTCCATCCAGGCGCAGATCCGCAGTGTGGACCAGAAGGCTGCAGCTGATTCCAAACGCGCCCAAGACAACGCCGCCCGCATTGACGCGACGGACTCATGGGACAAGCGCGCGAAGTCATTGCGCAACTGGAAGCAGCAGCTCCAGGACATGACAGATGACATCCGCAAGCAGGGCAAGCTGCTGGGGAAGACCGACCAGGAAATCAACGAACAGATCAAGTCCGCCACGGAAAAGCTCACCCCCAAGACCCCCAAAGCCGCGGCCAAGAGGGCAGACCCGGTAGACACGGCATACCAGGCGCAGCTGCAGCAGTTGCAGATGGCCCGTGCCTCCGCTGGCCAGGCCCTGGCGAACGCGCAAGAGAACGTGAGCTCAACCCAGGAACAGGCCACAACGCGGCTGGAGGCCTGGCTGGCCGTCAACAAGAACGCGCTCAAACTGGGCGACGAGCGCATCGCCAAACTGCGTGCCGAGGCTGCTGAGACGGACCGGCTCAACAAGGCCACCAAGGAAATCACCGAAGGCCGGGCTCGGCGCGAGCGCATCACGGCCGGCATGGCCGATGTGCAGGAAGCGCTGGCCCAAGCGCAGGGCCAAGGCGTCGAGGCGGCTGTGCAGAAGGTCGAGGAGCGCTTTCGCAAGCTGCGCGCCGACCTGGCCGTGCAGGGGGACTTCGCCGGCTTGGTCAAAGTCGACCAGCTCGTCGACGTGGAGCGTGCACGCGCCCAGCTCGCGGATCTGCAGCGCCAGGCCGACCGCATCCTGGCCGAACAGTCGCGCGCAGAGCAGTCGCTCTCCCTGAGCGTCACGGCGGGGCTGACGGGCGAGCTGGACGCCAAGCGCCAGGTGCTCGACATCAACACCCGCACGGCCCAGCAGATCGAGGCCCTGCTGCCTCGCATGCGGGAGCTGGCTGCCCTGACCGGCAACAAGGACCTTGCCAACGGCGTGGCTGAGATGGAACTGCGCGTCCAGGGCCTGCGCACGCGCGCCAACGAGCTGCAAAAAGCGTTTGGCGACACCTTCGGCGACAGCCTGACCCGGGCACTTGGATCGCTGTCTGAGGGCACTGCGTCGCTCGGCGAGGCCGTGCGGGGCCTGCTGCGCGACCTGGCTGTGGGCATGGGCCAGTGGGCGTCCAAGCAGCTGGCCATGCGTGCGCAAGAGGGGCTGATGGGCTGGATTTCGGGCGGTGGCTCAGCCATGGCCGGCGCTACTGCGGCGGTGGCCGGTGTTGCCGCCACGGCCGAGGCTGCCGCATCGACGGCCGCCACCGTGGCAGACACAGCAGCCACGACGGCGGCAACTGGCGCCACAACGGCGCTGGCCGCCGCCGCGACAGCTGCGGCGACAGCGCTGCAGGCTGTGGCCGGCAGTTCGGCTAGTTCGGGGGCGGGCGGCCTTCTGAGTTCCGTGACCAGCGCCGTGGGTTTCGCGACAGGCGGCTACACCGGGCCAGGCACCAAGTACCAGCCTGCTGGCATCGTCCACGCGGGCGAGTTCGTGGCCCGCCAGGAAGTTGTGCGCCAGCCAGGAGCACTCGCATTCCTGTCTGCCTTCAACCGCGCTGGCATGGCAGCTCTTGAGGGCTGGCAAGGCTACGCCGATGGCGGCCTTGTCGCGGGCGGCGGGGACCTTCAGGGCATCCCCAGCGCCGGCCGCTTTCAGCCCGCGACAATCAGCAACAGCACCACGCTGGACAACCAGCTGCAGCTGAACCTGATCGATGACCCGGAGCGCATCGCTGGCTTGCTCGGCAGCAAGCAAGGTGAGAAGGCATTCACCGTGCTGCTCAGCCGCAATCCGGCCAAGTACCGGCAGATCCTGGGGGTGTCCTGATGGACGCGTGGCCCTTCGCCGCCAACTGGGACAGCCCGGTCAAAGAGACCCTGGCGTGGCTCACCGACGTGCTGCAAAGCCCCTCTGGCGCCGAGCAACGCCGCGCGCTGCGCCTAGCGCCGCGCCGCAGCTTTGCGTTTGACGTCCTGGTGCATGCTGCAGATCGCAGCCGATTCGACCTGTGGGTGCATGCGCGGGGAGCACAGCCCGTGGCACTACCCGTCTGGCCCGATGTCCAGCAGTTGCCAGTTGCACTGTCAGCTGATGGGCAGGTCGTGGAGTGCAGGACGGCCGGGTTTGACTTCGCCGCAGGCGGCATGGCCATGCTGCTAGGTGCCGGCCCGCAGGATGTGGAGCTGCTGCACATCGACAGCCTGACCCCTACCGGCTTCGACCTGGTCGAGCCTGTGCTGCGCGACTGGCCTGCGGGATCGCGCCTGTTCCCGACTCGCGCGGCACGCCTGACCGAGTTGCCCGCTCCTGTACGGCTGACCGACGAGTTGGCACGCGCCAGCCTGCTTTCGAGCTGCTGGAGCCCAGCGCTTGGCCTGCCGCCATGCCGCCGACGCTGTACAGGGGGCAGCCTGTGCTGGAGAGCCGGCCAGACGAGTCCACGGACCTGACGCACGGCTTCGAGCGCCTGACGCTGCGGCTGGACAACGAAGTGGGCATCCCCCGAGTCACGGACACCGCAGGGCGCAGCTTTGTGCTGCAGCAGCATGCATGGGCGCTGTGGGGCCGCGAGGAGCACGCTGCTTTCAGAGGCCTACTGTACGGTCTGCGTGGGCGCCAGGCGGCACTGTGGGTACCAACCCATGCGGCCGACCTGGTCGTCGCCGGGACGGTGGCCGGCACCACGCTGCAGGTGCAGCGCTGCGGCTATGCCGACCTCGGCACCGGCCGCATGGGCCGCCAGGACCTGCGCATCGAGCTGGTGGACGGCACAGCGCTGCACCGCCGCGTAGTGTCGGCCGTGGCCAGTGGCGAGCTGGAGACGCTGACGCTGGACGCGCCGCTTCCGGCCGGCCTGGGCGCCCTGGACGTGCAACGCATCAGCTTCATGGCCCTGTGCCGCCTGGCGGACGACAGCGTCGAGATCTCGCATCTCACGGACGCCGATGGCCTTGCCAGGGCCAAGCTGAAGTTTCGCGGCGTGCGCGCCGACCTAGAGGCCTTGGTATGAGCTATACCGAGTTCGACTCCAGCATAAGCAGCGGGCAGACCGCGCGCCTGTATCAGATCGACCGCAGCGCGACGAAGGTATGGCGCTACACGAGCGCGGATCGCCCAATATTCTTCAACGGCCATGAGTTTGCCCCCCTTGCCATCGGCGATGACGGGGTACGCATTACCGGCGAGGCCTCGGCCGAGACCCTGGTGATCAGCCTGCCTGCCTCCGCGCCTGTGGCGCAGCTGTATCGCGGCACACCCCCAGCTGAAGAAATCTTTGTGACCGTGTTCGACTATGACGCCGGTGCTCAGGACGGAGAGGTGTGCTGGATCGGCAGCATCAGCGGGGTCATCTGGCCGGAGCTGGGCAAAGCCGAGCTTTCCTGTGACTCGCTGTCCGCATCGATGCGCCGCGATGGCTTGCGGCTACGGTACGAGCGCGCCTGCCCGCACAGCGTCTACGACTCTGAATGTGGGGTGGACAAGGCCCTTCACGCGCTGCCCGTGGTCATCACCGGGCTGGACGGGGCCAGTGTGCAGTTCGATCCGGCAGCTATCCCCGATGCCCGTGTCTATGTTTATGGAGCCCTGGAATGGACAGCGGATGGCGCTACCGAGCTACGCGGCATAGAGGCGACCACAGCTGGCCAGGTGACGCTAATCGGCGGCACCTTCGGGCTGGCGGTGGGCCAGCAGGTCACCCTCTACCCAGGTTGCGACGGCGTGCGCGGCACTTGCGATTTCCGGTTCGGGAACCTGCTCAACCACGGTGGGTTTCCACATATGCCTGGCAAGTCGATCTTCTCGGGCGAACGCCTGTGGTGAGGGGTAGCGAGTGATTTGGGTTCAGATTGCCATTTGGGTGGCCAGTGCCGTGATTGCCTATGCGACACGGCCCAAGCAGTCAGCAGCCAAAGCGAGTGCGCTGGAGGACTTCGACTTTCCACAGGGCACTGAGGCACGTGCCAGATCGAAGCCTTCGGAACCGTCTGGATCAATGACTGGATGGTGCTGGGCGTTGGCAACTTCCGCACAACCCCGATTCGCAAGTGAGGACGCGATGACGCTGCGCGTTTGGCCCCGCCATCTCTATAGCGTGCCCGACTTCAACGGCGGCACCGGCTATTGCGCCCAGGGCGCACGCTTTTGGTTCGCCGCACACGGATTCAGTTGGGTGCAGTTCGTGGAACAGGGCATTGACGCCGAGGTTCTTTTGGCCACGGGCGATCCCCTGGCCGCAAGGGCCGTAGAGCACGCCCGCAACCTGGAGGCCCAGCATGGGCAAGAAGAGTAAGGTCACCATCGGCTATCGGTACTACATGGGCCTGTTGATGGGCCTGTGTCGTGGTCCTGTGGATGCCATCAAGCAGATCCGTGTGGGGGACAAGACGGCGTGGACCGGGCATGCATCAGGCAATGCCACGATCAGCATCAACAAGCCCGACCTCTTCGGCGGTGAGGAGCAGGAGGGGGGCATTGATGGCAACCTGGTCATCATGATGGGCGCCAAGAACCAGCCACGCCATGCTGGCCTGGCCACCATGCTAGGCGGCCTGGTCAGCGCGTTCAGAGGGGTGTGCACTACCTACTTCGACGGGCTGGTGTGCGCCATGAGCCCATACCCCAAGGAATGGTCCTACCTGGTGCAGAAGACCAAGGCAGGCTGGCACAACGACCAGGTGTGGTATCCCGAAACGGCCGAGATCCAGTTGGTCGATGGCTCCGAAGAGATGCTCATCAGCTATGACTCCGCGTGGCGCTACCGTGAGGTGGGAGCAGGCGTTTCGGCGGACTACAGCGGCATCGATGTCGACGATTCGAGCTGGAGCAGCGGCCGTGGCGGTTTCGGCAACCTTGCCCAGGGCTACCTGACTCCCCCGGCCAACACGCTGATCTTCGGGGGCATCTCCCCGACGACACCGCACAACGTCGTTTGGCTGCGCTGCAAGATTGCCAGGCTGGAGAATGGGCAGACGCTGCGCATCAAGGTGTGGGCAGACGACTACGCAAAACTTTGGGTCAATGGCAACCTCATCCCGCTGCAAGCCACTTCGACACCATTCATGTTGGTCGCGGAGATCGACAACGCGCTGCAGCTGGCCGAGAACGTGATCGCCTTGCGGGTGGAGGATGGCGGCGACAGCCCCACCACCAATCCCACCTACATCTATGCGGCGATGGAGCTGGTGGGCGTGCGTACCGACCTCATCGCCATGAACCCGGCGCATATCCTCTATCGCCTCTACACAGACCCCCGCATCGGCCGGGGTCTGCCCCCGGCCATGCTGGACGATGCCGCGTGGCGTGCCGCCGCAGACACGTTTTTTCGCCGAAGCTTCGGGTTGTGCCTGAAGTGGTCGCGCAGCAGCCCCCTGGCTGATTTCACGCAGTCGGTCATCGATCATGCGGGAGCCGTGGTCTACACAAGCCGGCGCACAGGTCTCATCGTGCTCAAGCCCATCCGCGATGACTACGACGCTGACGTATTGCCGCTGTTCACGCCGGACACCGGCATGCTGGGCCTCGATGACGATTCGGCCTCGGCTCAAAGCAACGGCATCAATGAGGTGGTCGTCAACTACTTCGACCCACTGGCCAAGGCGGACAAAGCCGTGCGCGAGAAGAACCTCGGCGCCATCCTGGCCATGAACAGCGTGACGGTCAGTGAAACAGTGGACTATCCTGGTCTTTCCACGGAGAGCTTGGCCAGGCGCGTCGCCCGCCGCGACCTGCTGGCCAAAAGCGGGTTGATCAAACGTTTTGCAGTGCGTCTGGACCGCCGTGGCAAAGACTTGATGCCTGGCGCCGTGTTCCGGATCTCCGACCCGCGCGAGGGATCGAAAACATGGTGCTGCGCGCCGGCAGGGTGGACTATGGGACCGTGACGGCCGGCACCGTCACGGTCACCGCGCTGCAGGACGTCTTCGGCCTGCCTGCCACGGTGTACCGCGAGCCAGAGGACAACGGATACATCCCTCCCGACGCAACCCCGCGTGCGCCATCTTTGCAGCGCATTGTGGAGACCACCCACCGCGACCTGGTGCAACACCTGGGGCAAAGCGAGGCGCAGGCTGTACAGCCCACCTCCGGCTATCTCATGGCCATGGCCGTCGCTCCCACACCGCTGTCTGAGTCCTTCACCCTTTACTCCCGCGTATCGCCAGCCGCCTTTGAGGCGGCGCCAGATGCCGGCGCTTTCTGTCCGGGTGGCCGCTTGACTGGAGCGCTGGACCGCCTTTCTACCTCGGTCACGCTGAGCAATGCCGTGGGCTTGGACTTACTCGAAGTCGGTACCGCCGCACTCATTGACGATGAGATCGTGCGCATCGACGCAATACATGCGGCATCGGCCACCTTGACCATCGCGCGCGGCTGTGTGGACACCGTGCCTGCGCTGCATGCAGCTGGCGTGCCGGTCCTGTGCTTCGATACCTGGGGCACCGCAGACAGGACGGAGCACACCTCAGGCGTGGCTGTGGAGGCCAAACTGCGCACGCGCACCAGCGCGGGGATCATGAGCATGGATGCTGCCGAGACGCTTCGACTGACTTTCAGCAGCCGGGCATATCGACCCTATCCACCCGGTAACGTGCGCATCAACGGCCGCCCCTACCCGGCTGAAGTCACCGAACCCGCCGTGACCCTCTCTTGGACGCATCGTGACCGTCTGCAGCAAGCCGACCAGGTGATCGATACAGCGCAAGCCAGCATCGGCCCGGAAGCTGGCGTTACCTACAACATCAAGAACTATGACGGTGCCACGAATGAGCTGCTGTATGAGAGCCTGGGCTATATCGGCAGCAGTCTGGCCATCTCTCGCCTGGCCCGCAGCAACAGGCTGGAGCTGTGGTCCCAGCGTGGGGCTCAGCAGAGCTGGCAAAAACACATCCTCTCGTTCGACTATGCCTATGCCTTCAACATCCTCGGCGCAGCTGGGCATGGAACCAATCTGGAGAGTTACCGCACCGAGTTGAGCACCGACGTGGCTGGTGCTGTGGTCTGGAGCATCTCCGCAGGGTCTCTGCCGTTGGGCCTGCACCTGAGCAGTGCCGGCGTCATCGCGGGCGTGCCCAACGATGCCGAGGGCTACTACAGCGTCACCATCCGCGCAGAGATCAACGGCGCGGTGGCTACAAAGGACATCCTCATCGGGGTTGGCAAGATGGGCCTGCTGATGCACTTCGACGGAGTGGACGGTGCAACTACCTTCCGGGATGAGACCGGTAAAGCTGTCACCAGGGCAGGCGCCACGGCAGAGATCGACACGGCCTTCTCGAAATTTGGCGGGGCATCTGGTTTGTTTGGCGGAGAGGGCGGCTATGCCACCGTGGCCAACAGCCAGGACTTTGCACTGGGTCAAGGGCCGTTCACCATTTCCTGCTGGTTGCGGCCCGCAGATGTGCCGACAGGCTACTTCTACTCACCTTGGGGCAACTGGTCTTCCGACGCTGCAGGAACCATCTGCTTGTTCCTCAGGCCAGGCCGGCTTCTTGCGGTAAACACAAAAGACTCGGATGGCAGTGCAAGAAACCTGGTCATAGATGCGCCCGTGTGGAACGCAGCCAGCAACCTTTTCCACGTAGAGGTGAGTCGTGGCCGTGACAACGTTGGCCGAGTCCACATCAATGGCACTCTGGTGCATTCCGCACCTGGCTGGACCGTCAACCTGTCTTCCCTGCTTGGGTACAGGGTGGGCCACAACAGGGTCTCCACAGACCAATACCCTGGCCACATCGACGAGCTGCAGGTGCGCAAGGGCGTGGCCCTGCACGAAATGTCATCATTCACGCCGCCTGTCGCGCCGTCGGACTACCCGCGACCAGCTCCCGATCTCGCAATCTATGGTTCGCTCCCGACCGCGCTCGCGAACGCGGCTTACAGCAGCTCGGCTATCAAGGTCCACTGCATCAACGCTCCTTTCAGCTTGGCCGTAGAGGGCGCGCTACCCGGGGACTGGGTGGCCAGCACCAATGGTGCCGGGATCACTGTCTCAGGGGCTGGGGTGCCAGCCGGAGACTACACCTTCACGCTGGTCGTAAGCGACACAGCAGGACACACAGCGCGGCTGCCGCTGACGGTCATTGTGAGTACCAACGGTGGTACCGGGCCTGACCCGGAACTGCCAGCATCGCCATCATCCTTGGACCTCTACATGCACGATGGGGTGCAGTTCATTGCCGCACGCATGACAAAAGGAGGGTTGCGGTTCTACGGTTCGCCTGATGGAGCGACATTTACGTACTTGGGCTCTATGGTGGATGCCAATGTCTTCAGCCGCATCGAGGAGTGCATTGTGCGAGGAGCTGCAGGCTACGCATCGTTCCCCAAGTACTTCGCATCCAGCGGGGGCAATCAGAGCTGGTTCTCCGCCGTGATCCCAGACTTCGCCCGTTCTCATCCTCCACGCGCCTGGACCTCCAGTGCCATTGGATCACCCCGGCCGTTATGCATCACTTGGGATGCACAGGGCAGTCGTTACCTGCGCGTCATGGATGACCAAACGATCACCTCATCAGTGGACGGTCTGTCTTGGGTTACCGTGGGCGCAATGACGCTGCCGGCACTGCCTGGCGGCTGGACTTGGTTCACTGGAATGCGCATGTCACTGTTCAGGCAAGGCTCCTTCTGGTACGCAATGCACAGTGCCGGAGGCTATCGCTATCAGGCCGACAGCACGATGCTGATGCGCTCCACGGACCTCGCCACCTGGTCGCTGTGCCCCGGCACGGGGTTCTACTCTCCGCCGCCAGGAGTCTCCAGCTGGCATTTCTTCATGGTCTACGCAGTCGCCAACAGAGGGAGCACTTTTGTGATCACTGCCCGGGGCCGGCGAGTCTCTGCGGATGCCCCGATGAAGGAACTGGTCCTGCGCAGCACCGATGGCCTGAACTTCTCTATCGTCTACGAAGCCGCTGCGTTCAACACCACAGGAGACCAGGACTTCAAAGCCATCAAGGCGGTGGGGACTGCCGGCTTTGTGTCAGCTGGCCCAGGGGGACTTCTGGTCAGCGCCGACAACGGCCTGACCTGGGAGCGCCACGCCATGACTCCTGAAGCGACGGAACTGCGCTCCGATGGGCTACACGTGATCGCTACCCGGGCGACGGCCGCGGCCGGCGAAACCGAGTGCTGGTACACGGCCAATGGGGTTGATTGGACACAGTGCGGAGTACGCCACTACCGGCCTGGCGCATTCCGGCACTGGCGCGTGCGTGCTGTGAGAGCTATAGCCGACGTGACTTTCGCCGAGTTGGCTTTGTTCACAGCTGCAGGCAGGCTCAGCGCGTACACCTTGAGCCAGGGTGCCGGCACCGGCATTGAGTATGTCGATGACGGAAGCTCATCGACGTTCTGGACGGCCACTGCCGCTGACCTGGCAGATGGGGCCGCATGGATCGCGTTCGATGCTGCCAGCGCCGAGGAGGTAACAGCTATCGAACTGCGCGCCCCTTCCAACGACATCGACGCATGCCATCAGGCTTGGAGATCGAGGCCAGCGCTGACGGTCTTTCCTGGACGCCGATCTGGTTTGAGGACGGCCTTTCCTGGACGCCCGGAGAGGCCAAACGTATGGAGAGAGCCGCCTGACCTCATAGCCAAAAAAGACGGGCGACCCGGCCAGGTGCTGTAACACCAGGTCGAGCCCCATTCAAGCAGAACACGCCTGCAAGCCTGGCAAGGCCCGCCACCCTCGCGAGAGCGGCGCCAGCTACCAGATTTCACATACGGAAAAAGGCTTGCAATGCAGGAAATACGCTGCGGCTCCTGCCGCCGCAAACTGGCAGAGGGGGAGTACCTCCGCCTTTGCATCAAATGCCCCAGGTGTGGGGCATTCAATCAGCTGAGCGCCGTGAGCGCCCCACCAGAGCCCCAACGAGGGCCGTCAGCTGAGATAAATGACAAATCCCATCATCCCCTGGATCGGCGGCAAGCGCCGCCTGGTCGACCTCCTGCTCAAGCGGTTTCCGGTCCATAGCTGCTATGTGGAGCTTTTCGCGGGCGGTGCGGCCGTCTACTTCGCCCGCCACCCGGCCGACGTCGAGGTGCTGAACGACGTGAATGGCGACCTGGTCAATCTTTATCGCGTCGTCACACACCACCTGGAGGAGTTCGTCAGGCAGTTCAAATGGGCGCTGACCAGCCGTCAGGTCTTCAAGTGGCTACAGGAGACCAGGCCGGAAACGCTGACGGACGTACAGCGTGCGGCCAGGTTCTTCTACCTGCAGCAGCACTGTTTCTCGGGGAAGGTCAGCGGCCAGACATTCGGCACGGCTACAACTGCGCCAGCGATCAATCTGCTCAGGATCGAAGAAACGCTGTCAGCAGCGCATTTACGCCTGGCGGGCGGCACATACGTCGAGCAGCTTGATTGGTCCTCGTGCATCGACCGCTATGACCGGCCGCACACGCTGTTCTATGCTGACCCGCCGTATTGGCAGACCGAGGGCTACGGCGTGCCGTTTTCCTGGGAGCAGTACGAGCTGATGGCGGCAAAGCTTAAGACGATCAAGGGCAAGGCTGTGGTGAGCATCAACGACCACCCAGACATCCGGGCTTGCTTCAGGGGCTTCGAAATGGAGGCGCTCAAGCTGGACTACACAGTGGGCGGCGGGGCAAGCCGCGTCGAGCGCGGCGAGCTGGTCATCTACAGCTGGGACCGAGAAACAGAGCCAGCAGGGCTCTTCTGA